TGAGATTACCTTGACCGTCATTCTTGTAGATGAATCTGAAAGGTCCTCCCAATGTTGGAGACTCTTCGATTATTCCACCATCGGTCTGCAATTTTGGGGAAATCAGTTCAAACTGCATAGATGTTCCACCGATGTCGGCGTTGAAACTGATGATAGGGAAATCAGAGAATGATGTGGACAATCCATATTGTGCAACAATTGATCCGCCAGAGCTCACGGTGGTCTCTGGTGTTCCAAATTGCGTAGCTGGATTCAGTGCCGTATTCATGACCAATACAAACTTTTCGTATGCATCAGTATCCGTGGTAGCAGTCCAGAATATTTCTTGCTTGGCTAGATTGTTGCCCAAGCTGTCCAACACAGTCTCAGTGGTGCTCACACTCTTGATCTTGAGAAAGCCCACAGCATTGCGGCTGCGCTTGGGTTGATAGCTCAGCTGACGTGCTAGCTTGAGTATGCTGTCACGACGTTCTGCGGTATCAAGGAATGCTTCGCGGCTGTTGAGGTCGTTACGAAAGCTGAGATTCTGCCCAAGGAAAGCCACAAGGTCAATCAGGGCAATAAACTCCGAACTCTGGATGTAGTCGTTGAAATCTTCCGGATAGTTTCTCTTGATGATGTCCAGCATGACCGTGCGCAGGGTATCAAAATCGTAGCTCTTGAATTCTGCGTTACGGAAACTCTGGGCTACTACCTTCCAGTCTTCGGCGGCAAATAGCTTGCTCTGTCTTATAGCATCACTCATGGATTGTTTCCTCTGGTGTTGACCTCAAATGCCACCGTTAGAGTTTCTTCCGAGGTGGTAGGAACATATTCCAACAACATGTCCAAATAGATCGAGTGTCTGATTGTATCGCTGCGTATCTGTGCTTCTTTCAGTTTCCATCGTGGATCTTGGAGCACGATGCGCTGTGCATCATTGAATATAACTTCTTGGTTTTCTTCCGTCATGGGGTCAAACAATAGGTCCCATATCACGCTGCCATACAAAGGGGCCATGAGGCGCTCGCCTTTGCGGGTGTAAAAATGGTTCAGCAGGTCTCGCTTGGCCAGCTCTTTGTCAAATAGAGCTGGCTCACTGAATTCTCCTGCTAGGCTTGAATAACCTTTGAATCTTGCCATGTTGGTAGTTTTCCTTACTACCTATTTATTGGCGAGTAAAAGTAGGTCTTTAATGTAGCATCCGATCGGATGCTGTTGACGTGAGATTTTCGTCGATCTGCTGCAACAGTTCTTGCACATCTTCGGTGCTGGCAGCAGACTTGACCAACGCGGTCAATATGGCACGGAGCATGCGCACATTTGGCTGCGCAAACTCCTCCGAGTCCGTTGGAGGGCAATACACATCAATACCGCCATTGGGTTTCAGGACTATGGCGCAGTCTTCGTAATTGATTTCCATGTTGATCATGTGAGTTCCTCCGGATAACAATAATTATCCCGGAGGAACAGAGCACATCAAGCAGCACGGTCGTCAGAATACTCAACGCCGATGTATTCGGCCCAGGCAGGATCTTTCATGCTGAAGCGCACGTATTCTCTGGCCTTGCGTGCCATTTCCCAGTAGTTGGGCTGACGTGGCTCATTCAGTGGACGCATGAGATCAGCACCTTTCATGAAATTGCATGAAGTGCAGGCGGTGACCACATTGTCCCACTCCAGCTTTCCGCCCTGGCTTTTTGGTACCACGTGATCCAGCGTAAGGTCGTCAACTTCAAACTCACAGCCACAATACTGGCAGGTATATTCATCCCGGAGATATACCATTTTGCGGTTGAAATTCACGCCCAGCTGGGGCAATATGTATTCCTTGGTCATGACGATGCTGGGAACTGGCAGCACTACTTTTTGGCTGCGCACGACCCAATCATTGTAGTTTTTGATCACGACAACCTTGTCAAGCCAAAGGGCCTTGACAGCGTCTTGCCAAGATAGTGTAGATGGTGGAAGCATCCGAAGAGGACGACCATCCTGATTCAATAGTAGTGTGTCGCTCATCCGTAACTCATTTGCCTGGTTAGTTCACTTCCTTTGCAGGAAGTAGACACTATAGCAGGTCTTCGCTATAGTGTCTATCCTATTAACGGACTATCGCAACCGCTTTTGAAGCCATGCCGCGACGCTTGTTATAAGCACGCATCATGCGCATGACACGGCGTGTCAGGCGTGGATACTTGCGCTTGAACGCCTGGGCAGCTTCTTTGCTCTCCCAAACGGTCTCAGTTGTAACGGTCAGCTTATCGGGACTCAAGGTACGGGTCTGTCCCATGAACCCGGGGAAATTCTTACGTAGTTGAAAGAATTTTCTGAATTGGGCATTAGCGCGAAGGCGCGGAGATCCCAATGCGAAAGGTACCGAAGGGTCCTTGCGGGTGGTAACTCTCTTTATGACGTGTGCCATGTTAGTTCTCCTAGATTGGACGTTCGTTCGTCCGTTTGTATTTATAGGCCGCAGACGCCAAAACTGCTAAGTCGTTGTTTTTTAACCACAATTTTATGGTTGACAGCACGGCTAGCTGTGCTATAATACAAGCATCCAAACACACCTAGATCGGAGCCAAAATGTCCTGCTACAAGATCGTTGACGAGCTGTCGCTTACTGCATCCAAACTGGCCAAAGAAGCCATCGTGTTGCGTGAAGCCGAAGCAGGCAATTCTGAGCTGTTTGACGGATTCCGAATGGCATATGACCCAATGATCACGTTTGGTGTCAAGCAAGTGCCGGAAAAGACCTCGCCCAATCAATCAGGCACATTTTCGTTCCAGGATTTCTGTGAGCTTGCACGGCGCTTGAGCCAGCGTGAGCTGACTGGCAATGCAGCCAAGGAAGCCATTGAAGCGGCCATGCTGCGTTCAACAGTAGCTGACTGGAATGGCTGGTACCGGCGCATCCTGCTCAAGGACATGCGCTGCGGTGCAACCGAAGGCACCATCAATCGTGTGACTGCCAAGAAGTTTCCTCGGTTCTCCATTCCGTTATTTGAATGCCAACTGGCACACGACGGTGCCAACCACGAAAGCAAGGTCGCTGGCAACAAGCTGATCGAAGTCAAGCTGGATGGCGTGCGAGTGATCACTGTGGTCTATCCAGACGGCCGTGTGGACCAATTCAGCCGCAACGGCAAAGAGTTGGCAAACTTCCCACACATCCGCGAACAGTTTGCCAGCATCTCTGGTGCGCTGAGCGAAGCCACGGTGTTTGACGGAGAGATCATGAGCGGTTCTTTCCAGGACCTTATGAAGCAGGTACACCGCAAGAGTGATGTGGACGCCAGCGACGCTGTGCTGTATCTTTTTGATTGGCTGCCGCTGTCTGACTTCCAACGCGGCATCAGCGAGGTGGCGCAGCTGAATCGCAGCAACATGCTCAAGTCCTTCATCGACGGGCTGGGGTTGGCCAATGTAAGGACCTTGGGCTTTGAACATGTGAATCTAAACTCGGATCGGGGACAACAGCGTTTCCGTGAGATCAATGCCAAGGCCATCGCTGATGGCTACGAAGGCATCATGATCAAGGATCCAGGTGCACATTACGAATGCAAACGATCTGTGGCATGGCTCAAGCAGAAGCCCTACATCGAAGTCAGCCTGACCGTGGTTGATACTGAGGAAGGAACAGGAAAGAATGCTGGACGCATGGGTGCACTGGTTTGCGAAGGCGAGGACGACGGTCGTCAGATCCGTGTCAATGTGGGGTCAGGATTCACGGACCAGCAGCGAGACGAACTTTGGTCTGCCAGGGCAGAAGGACAGCTGGTGGAAGTGCGTGCCGATGCCATCACACGCAACCAAGACGGCACCTACAGCCTGCGATTCCCCCGCTTCAAGACCTTCCGCGGGTTTGGTGTCGGCGACAAGATCTGACATGGCCAAACGATGGCCTGATCGTATCGTTACTGGGCACAAGATCAAAGATCACCTGCCCAGGTATTGGCTACATGTCAAAACAGTGATCTGTTTTCCCGAAGACGATCAAACAGAGGCCATGCAGCAGACGTTGTCTGGATGGCCTATTGAATTCATTGATCGAGAGGAGATCCCCGAGATCTCCTTTTCTTATATGGAACGAGTAGAGACCATGGAAAGGTACATTGGTCTCAAGCTATTGGTCACCCGCGAACAAGAATTCATTATACGACTGCAACACGGACACGAATTGCCCGGCAGTCGCTGATCAACTGCCTGTGCCCAATAGCCTCTTGGCAGCGTCGGCCACTGCTGGCCTTGGATCGCCTGCATAAACGAACAGCAAACGTCTGGCCTGTTGCGATGTGATCTGATCTGGTGGCACAGATGGATTGTTCCCGTGTGTGCGGAAATTGTATCCTCTGTTGCCGTTGACTCCGCTTGGAGATCTCAATGCTCCACCAAGTGCACGTATGCCTTCAATGGTTTTTTCTTCGCGTATCTTGGCTGATCCTTTGCTGACAATTCTGTGCGGATAGCAGTTATTAACAATCAACTGAGCTTCAAGAGCGCGGCGATGTCTATCGCCACCATGGCTGGCGATAGCTGATGCTACTGCACTCCAGTTACCTGAACTGATCAGCTGTTTGAGATCCTTGCCACCAGCAGTGGTACGGCCTTGACCGTTTTGATACAAGAAGCTGCATATACCGTTGAACACGTTCTGCGGTAGCGGCTTTCCTCCAGACAGCCTATTGACACCAGCCTCATAGGTGCTCTTATATCGCTGCAATGCTGCCCATGCTTCTTCTTCCGTGATACCACCATTGGGATCATGTGCCTTGGCTACCAATGGCTCGCTTCTTTCTGCCAACAATCTTCCGTAGCCAATGGATGCATATCCTTGAGGGCCATCTTTGTATGCCACACCTCTGTAGAGCTCAAAACATGCGATCATCAAACAACCATACTCGTCCAATGATGTAGCAGGTGTGGTTGGTCCTTTTTCACAGCTTTGATCTGAGCTGGGTCTTCCAGGAACTGATTGTGTGCTGGCTGCTGGTGCATTGGGTTGTGTGGTTGGTTCGGCTGTAGTGCCTTGGCTGCCATTTCCTGACTTTACAGGATTGCCGCTGCCATCCAACACCACGTTGCCACTGCCATCGCGTAGATAGTTTCCGCCTGAAGGTGGTTGCGCACGCGATATCGGAGGGCTAGGATACTCGCCATATCGGTCAGGATTGGCTTGTGCCTGTGCTTTGGGATTGTTCAAGAATCCAGTATCCGGAACACCCAACACGTTGCGTGCTGCGCCAGCCAACACACCGGCCACGCCTTGTGTGTTGATGTCTGTAGGCAACTGGATAGCAGAACCCAGCACACCACCAAGCGTGCCGGTTACCGGTTGTCCACCAATAGCCGGTACTCCTGGTAGCCCAGACACACCTCCCGGAAGTGTGGTCTGCGTTCCTTGCGGAAGTGCCGATGCTGTGTTATTTCCCACTTGCGAACCTGCAGAGTTTGGCACACCTGATGCTGCTGTTTGGTCAGTATCCAATGAAGGATTCTTGTTAGTACCGTCACCACAACCTGGATGTCCTCCCCATGGTTCTGCTTCTGGTGCTGCTGAAGCAATGCTCTGCCTAAATCCTGAGTTGACTACCAGGTCGTTCAGCGGAGGTTGCTTGGCTTCATCGGCACGCGGACCATTCATGTCAATCTTCTGTGCTGTTTCTTTGTAATTGCCCGTGACCAACAGGTTGGCATTCTTTTTGACAGTATGGAAAAGATTCTCCCCTGCTGTCACATGATAGTCAGCTTTTGACTCCATGCGTATGTCAGCTGTGCGGCTCTTGATGTTGACGTCATTGCCTTCTATGTTGACAGCGCCTTGTGCGACCAAGTTGAGGTCTTTGCCTGAGTGCACGCTGATACTTTGGGCACCATATATGTTGACCGATCCGTCGTTGCCCAATTCCAACCAGCTTTGTCCGTCCTTGCTGATAGCATATACGAATCCGCAACTGTCGCTGAGCAGAAGCTGTGCGCCGTTCCTGGTGCGTAGTCGTATCAGCCTGTTGTTTCCGTCCGCGTCGCCATCGTCCATGACAAACTGTTGCTGGCCTCGTGTGAGTATGCCAGCAACACGGCTGGGGCTTTCGCGTTGGCTGGTGCTGCTGGAAAATCCTCGATAAGGGTCGGTGGCTAGACCTTGCTTTTTGACTGCATCATCCAGCACACGATGCCTGATCCTTTGATCTGGGGAGTCGTCTGTGGACAAGTGATTGTGCTCAGTCACAGGTCCGGACACTATGTTGCCGTTTTCATCTTTGTATCTACCAGTGCCAATACCTGGCAAAGCATGTATCATGTTGTCTCGGAAGAGAGATCCCATGACCACTGGTTCTGTGATGCGGCCGTCCAAGAAACTGACCATAACCGTGCTGCCAATGTCTGGCACTGGCGCGAACATACCGTAGCTCTTTTGTGCTTTGTCAAAGTCGCTGGTCACACCGTTGTTGGGTGTGATGCCTGCAAACGGAGAACTGGGTCTTGCAGTCAACCAGCTGTCTTTGTCAGTTTCTTCTGAACCAAACGCCGGGATCCAAACTTGCACTCGATTGAGCTTGAGTGCGTCAATGTTGTTCATGACCTTGGCAGTATAGACGCCAAAGGCTGTGTTGTTCTGACCCGACGGCCCGTCTCTATGCGCTGGTGCTACTGTTCCTCGATCGGCTGTGTTTATCGGTCTTGCCATCTTGCGTCCTGTGTTTGATTATCTGACTGTTTGTACCGTGGCCTGCTGGACGGCATTATACATCTTCTCGCCGTGGATCATCAGATCCCTGACACCAGTCAGTTCTTGCTCGAATCTTCCGCCAACAAATCTGTTGACGCATTGGGTAATAGTATATACGCCTGATATGGTCCTGTTGGTATTGGCCAGACCAGTTTGTGTTTCTGTGGCCAGATCTGCTGAACCGACTTCGATATAGAATTTTTGTTGTCCAACAAAAAAGTCAGCTCGCGCTTCTCTTGCCCTGGTGATATCAGCTGGCACGCGGTTGTTGAATCCGGCCTGCAAAAACACCGGTTTAGAAGTACCAAACCAATAAGGGTCTCCACGCACAGTCATGCTGATGCGTTGGAAGTCTGGACCGGTATAATTCAGCTGATCGTAAACGTGCTGGAATTTCATGCGGCGCAGTTCGTTAGGACCTGGAGTGGATGTAGTGGATTGCTTGTCGTTGTTGCTGTTGTCGTAGCTGTAAAGGTGCGGGAACACAGGAGCATCGCCTGCGCTGGCACCACCGCTTCCTGACCCAGTACCTTGCACAGCTGGTATGGTTGCTTCAGCATAGACCAGACGTTTGCCTTCAGAACTGGTAGCCGGAGTTTGTGGGCTGACAGGGTTTCCAGATCCAAACAGATTTGATAACAATCCTGGAGATCTAGCTGCGCCTGGGCCTGGTGCAGGACCTGAGCCTGGTACATATTGTCGCAACAGATGTTCTGCGATGAACAATCCATACTCCGCTTTGATCTCGAACTTGAGGATCTCAGAGTTTAGTCCTGTATAGTAATAAACATACCTCTTGCGTAGATTGTTGATGTAAGCTGCGTTTGACAGTCGTGTGGCCACGATGTTCTGGAATTCTTCTCGCTTGATTTGATTGACTGGTCCATAGAACCAATCTGGTGCATCCATCAGGAAGATGTAGTAGTAGAAATTCTTTACATAGTCATTGGTGATGCTGTCCCACCTGGGTTCTGGATCGACCATGACGTCGATCCTATACATCTGTTTGATCTTCTTGGCATCTTCCAGCGCCTTTGCTGCTGTGGTGATTTCCAATGGATCACTCAGCGTGCCGTCTTGGTTCAAACCAAACTGCATGGCCTTGGTATCCGCCATGGCATTGTCAATCACCTGTATGATGGTCGAACCTTCTCTCGCTGAATTCAGAACACCGTTCTGTCCGTCCATGGGTCTCTGCGTTCGATCTCGAAACTGCTGGTTTTCCGACATGGAAGTGAACTGGAAATGTGGACTGGACGAAACAAAAGGTTCCAATATGAATTTCCATTTGTTTTCGTATTGCTGTTCTCCACGGCCAACCTTGAGCTTTTCTTCTTCGTTGAGCGTGCGTTCCAATTCTTGTATGAAATTCTTTATGTGACCAGAGTGCTGTATGGTCTTGGTCTTGGGCAATGTCACGTTCACGTGTCTAGACGCATCATAATCCAGGCCGCCAAAATGCAACTTGAACTCGCCACCTTTTTCTGTCAGCCTTACCTCAGCCTTGTGCACCTGGACCACAAACACTCCGCGCTCGGGATCTATCTGAGGCTTGCCGTCTGGCAAGTATCCAGGAAACTCTATCTCGATGAGATAACGACAGTTGATGATGCCGTTGGTCACGCCTAGCTTGGCAGCCGACTCTACGATAGCATCCATGAACTTGAATCCGCTGGGATCCATTATGGTCATCACACCTTGCGCAAAGAATGCTGTCCTGGCATTGGGAGAAAGTGAATATGTTTGTTTGAGCTCAAGGTCGGTAAGGATGAATCTGCTGGTAGTAGCTGACTCTGCCAAAGTGATGCCTCGGCTGGGATCCATGTATAATGCATCCTGCGGTTTGAGCAATGTTACCCTCAACCGATAATCCACGCTGTCGTATTTGTTCAGCGCATTCTCGGAAAAGGTCAGCTTAGGAAAAAGGGCTCTGGTAGTTACCGGCATCAGCCAAACCTTTTGACAGAATTGGGACTAGGCAAAGTGATCTGCAAGCCTGATCTAAAGTCCCACACCGGATCCTCCAGTTGATCCCTGTTGGCAGCAGCAAACACCCACCACAGTTTGCTGGATCCATACAAGTCGTATGCCAACCTGTCTGGCCTGTGTTGATACTTGGGTTCTATGGCATACTGCGATTGTTCACCGTCCAACACGATGGCAGGAGGAGACAGGATGTCCAGGTAACCAGACTTGACCGTGGTCAGCGCATAGAAGCTGCGAGGATCATATATCACTGCCATCAGATATATCCTTTCTGTGCCAGCTGTCCGCCGGCAAATCTTCCCAACGTGAATTCTGATCTGATGGGTCCTACTGCACGCTGTATCATCAATTCAATGTCCATTGTAAAGTTAGCTGGTATGGCATGATACTGTCCGGCTACGTTGAGTTCAGCATAGTCCACGTCGTTGGGCAACGTGATGTTGAAACTCTTGACGACCACGGGCACATTCTCGAACATGTATCTACCGTATGCCGTGAAGTTGAGCACAGGAGGTGGTGCTCCTCTCAGAGGATCATTTTCGCCGTATCGCATCTTGGTTATGGTGCGCATGAAATGTATGGCGCCCAAACAGTATTTGGCCCAAAGATCAGTTTGTGCAGTAAACGGAGCCTGTATGCTGATGTTCTGCACCTGTGAGCGATTGAACGCATGTGGCTGATAATTGGTATGGGTCAGTTCCATTTCCGTGTATTGGGCTTCAGTGCCGGTCCTAATGACCGGCGTGTATGGAAAGTTCAGGCTCAAGGTGTTGCCGCCACCGGTGTTGTTGCCGCCCAGCGCACCACGGACCCAGTCAGTCACCCCTTCGATGCTTTGGCTAACTATGTTTGTGCCGTTTTCCCTAGGACCAGCCGTGCGCAAAAAGCCCAGTATAGGGCTGTTGGCAGCCTCTGCACCGAGAACGGTGTTTGGGTCGGCTTTCATGGTCAGTTTCGCAGTGGTAATAGGCATAGTCAACTATTTAGCGAACCAGAAATGTTGGGTTTTATCCAAGTAGAGGTTGACATAGGTAGTTAAATTCACTATACTTTCTGTATGACAACTACAACCACCAAGACCATATACCTATCCAACAAAGACCTGCTCAAAGAAATCCATCACAGCAAGATGTCTTTTTGTTGGATCAAGGCTCCAGAGTATTACTACTATGATCTGATCCTGGAGGACCTTTCCAAGTTCCACAACCGCAAGACCACGGCATTTCCTAAGGGCGCGATCACAACAGCACGAGAGAATCGTGCCAACCGTATCGCACAACAAGCCATGGAAGCTGCTGAAATCAAGTGGCGACTGGAAGGACAGAAAGGCAACAAACCCAAGCTGGATCAATTCCAGATTGACTCCAAGAAGATACCCGTGGAAGAGTTGGTGGTACGCACCCCCAGCTTCGATCACATTCCTGTGGAACCTGGGCGTAAAAACAAACCCAAGATCACAGCAGACCTGCACAGCAAGGTCAACTTTCCTCCGTTCAAACATTTTGTCAAGATTGAAGAAGAATGGGTCGAAGTGGCACGCAGCCATTGGAAAGGAGATCTCAAGAAAGGTCATTTTTCTGTGGCGCACGGCAAGGTCAGCGACAAGCTGGCACGCATGTATATCAAGCTGTGTGAGAGATACAGCATGAGATCAAATTGGCGTGGCTACACTTACGTGGAAGAGATGCGCGGACAAGCCTTGTTGCAATTGAGCCAGATAGGATTGCAGTTTGATGAATCAAAGAGCAGCAATCCTTTTGCCTATTACACCGCTGCCATAACCAACAGTTTCACCCGTGTGCTCAACATGGAAAAGAAGAATCAGAACATCAGGGACGATCTATTGCAAGATGCAGGACAGATGCCCAGTTGGAGCCGTCAGCTTGAATACCAAGCACAACAGGCAGCAGCCAGAGAAAGGTCCGATGCCATGACCGACGAAGCCAAGCAAGAGGAAGACAACTAATGGATCTACATCATTATCGCGATTTCGTGGAACGCATCACGAGTCCGCAAAGCAACAATCTCAACGATTTCATCAGCCGATGCCGAGAACTGGAAGATATCACCGTGCTGGAAGGTGCACCTGATCTAAATGTTCCACTGTTCCTGACCGCAGCCATGGG